GACTTGTTGTGTATAGCATGAAGAATACCTTTAACTTGATATTCGCGTGGCTCTATCTTAAGGCCCTTAGATGTTAAGTTTAAGGATTTAATAAAGAGAACTAATTGTCGAGCATTTATATCTATTTTAGTATTAATAGATCCGTATGTAGCTGAGTCTTCAAGCTGTATATTATACCCACGAGTATCGGCAAATTCTTTAACATACGCAAACACACCAGATGGTATCTCACGTGACATTAACTTAAACAATCTGAATTTACCATCCCAATATTTGTTCTTATAAGAGGGAACAAACTGATATCCAGGTACATACCATGAGAAATGCTCTGAGAGTTCTTGAGCTATAGATGCCTCAGTATTAATATGAAGCATAGCATGGTTAACTTTAGAGATTTTAATTGTATCCATTTATGTACCTGACATAAACTTACGCCATTCAATTATATTTTTAATGTTATTTGATCTAAATCTAATATGCCCTAAGATCTCATCGAGTGTTTCTTTGGTGATCTTAGAAAGATCTATTTTAGAAGATAAGGCTTGTAGATCTTTATCTGCTTTATAGTATTGTTCTTTTTGTGCTTTAGTGGCTGGTGCTATTAGACCATCGAATGGGTCAGGATCCCAACCTAATCTTTTTATTGTTGTAGGGTCCATCTTACCTTCATAATAAAGCCATTTGTCTTTATAGGCAAGTTCTAATTGAGTTTCAAAATGCTTCAGTTCTAGCTTTGTTTTAGTAAGCATTTCAAGGTATTTGGCGTGTAGTGTAGCTGATTGCATTGAGACATCGTCTAGTGCTATAGTATCAATTTCTACATCTATTTTCCATTCTTTAAGTATATCTTCAATATTATAAATTGTTTATCTCCTATTCAAAAATCATATTAGTAAATACAAAGTTTACAGCAGTTGTAAGATATTCTAGTTGTTCGGTATTAGATTCAAATACTATATCCCCTATGCTTACTGGATAAGCGTCTGTAAATCTTATATTCCTTATAACATTATTTTTAGAATTCATTACCATTACTGTTATATCTGATGTCTTATCTAATGTGTTATCATTAGTATACACTATTTCACTGATCCAGTCAAATATTTCTTTATAATTTTCCATATCTTCATCAATGATCACGTTTAATGTAAGATCTTCAAAATTTAGGTGATCTGCGAAGACTTTAAGCTGTCTTGTTGGTGTAGAATATTCTGCAGGATTAAGATTAAGTGCAGGGATAATAACACCTGTAGTAAAGTATTCAATATTAGGAATCTTTGCTATTACCACTTTATAATTATGTGGTGATAGGAAATTTATATTTTTTGCCATTTTAATGAAATCCTTAGTGTTCGGTCTATACCACTATTTATACTCATAAAAAAAGGACCCGGTTAAGGGTCCTTTCCAATTTTGTCCTAAGGTAGCCTTAGTTCAATATTGACCTACTATGTAATACCTAAAACATTCATAGTACGGAAGTAGGTGTTTTCTCCAGCCAAGCTACCGACATAAGGATTGTTAACCATACCATAACGAGTTTTGAACCCGATACGTGGTTGGAAGTCATCCGCACCAATAGTTTTAACCATTGTTAAAGGAACGTATGGGCAGTAGAATAAACCTGCATCATATGGGTTAGTGCCTTTATAACCAACAGTTATATAATCAGCTGCTGCATATGGATCAACGAATACTTTGATAGAACCATTTAAAACACCAGCAAATAATGAACCAGTATCATCAACTTTCAAGTTAGTAGATAACGCAGGAGCGTAATCAAGAACACCTGAAGCTGCTAATACAGAAGCTACGTTAGAAGAACAGATGATAAAAGAACCTTTACCACGGCGAGTTGCAACAGCAATCGCGTTAGCTTCTAATTCAATTTTAACACCTAAGTTTTTGTAACGCTCAACAGCCCAGCGACCATCGTTGTTACCAATACCTGATGTAGCTGCTGCGCTAATATCCCAACCTGCAAACCCAGCACCTACTACAGCTCCAGTACCATCAGAAATTTTAACAGCATCAGTATTAATTTTGTCTAATACTTCACGGTTAATCTCAGCTAAGATTTCAACTGAAAGGATATTTGCTAATTCAGACTCAGCATTTAATCCATGAACAGCTTTCAAATCTTGTGCTAATTCCATTGTGTACTCAGCTTTCAATGCACGAGATTCTGCAGTAACAGTAGTCTTGTCAATGGTGAAACCCATTTCTTTGAATGCTGTACCACCTGGACGACCCAAATTCTCCGCAGTTGTAGTAGGATATCTACCAGACCAAGAAGTATCAGGTTTATTAAGACCTAGTGCTTCAACATCAGCCGCTTGAACTACATCGATAGGTAGAAAAAGACCAAGATCGTCATTATCAAGAACAGTACCACCAGATTTAAGTCCAGATGAGATATCCTGCGCTGTAACTACACGACTTATGCCAGTACCAGCTGTTTTCTCGCCTTTATATAAGCTTTTCATAGCGAAGATAAGACCAGTAGGACCGTTCATAGGTTGAACACCTGCGACATCATAAGCGATGACATTAGGCATTGCGCGACGAACTAAGTTAATTAAAATAGGATCCCAGTTATTACCCTGTGCAGCACCATCAGTAGTTGAATAACCCATTGCAGTATTATTTGCAGGGGATTCTGATAAGAAACCAGATTGGCTTCTTTCTTCAGCTAGTGCTTTTTCAGTATTCTCAAGTAAAACAGTTGTAATTGCTTTTTTATGAGGATCCGTGATTTCTGGAGTTCCTTCTGCATTAAGTACAGGACTCCATTTTTCCATTAAGTTTTGTGAACCAAACATATTTATTTTCTCCGTTAGAAAGATTGATTTTTATTGATAGCAGATACATATGCTGCCATTGATGGACTCATTAAAGTATTATCGGTATTAGAATCCGCGGTAAGAAGTTCTTCTTCTACAGGTGCTGATTTAACCTTAAAATATGATTCTTTAATTGTTTCGATTTTAGATGTAAATTGCTCTTTATTATCATAATCGATTGATTCAATTAGAGAATTGAATTTATCAATATCAAGCTCAGTCATTCCGATACAGGCTTCTGCAATAGCTTCAGCTTTCTCGTGATTATGAACTCTTTCTGATAATGTAATACCATGTTGAACAGATTCATTAAGTTGTTCTTCTAGTTTCGTAACTTGCTCAGCAAGTTCATCAACCAAAGATACTTTATCTTCTGGTACATCGATATTGTGATTAACAAATACATCTTTTAAAGATGATATAAATGATTCAGTAATCTCAGTTCTTAAACCAGACTCAATCGCTACTTTGTTGTCTTCTACCCATTGTTCAACAACATAGTTTAGATATGAATCTACTTTATCAACTAAAGATTCTTTAACTTCAGTAGTAGCTTCTTCTAGTTTAGACTCATAAGACTCTTCTAGTTTAGTAACTTCTACTTTAAGTTTAGATGAAATAGCAGCTTCGAAGATTAGTGCAGCTTTGTCTTTAAATCCTTCAGCTAGAGATTCTTCACCTCCAACTAATGCATTTAAATCATCAGAAAAATCAACTGTTGATTGTTGCTCTGCTAACAGTGCATCAACCTCTTTGCTAAATTCTTCATATGAAATAACTTCACAACCACCTTCAGATCCTTCTTTTAAAGAAGCGCATGATGATTGCGCATGTGCTTTAATAGTAATTTCCATAGTAGACCCTACCGGATGCTGTGTTTCCTTCATCCGCCTCATGTACTTATCTTTCCAACATTTTTGATAAGCAGCCGAATCTTCTTTTTTCACTTTTTTAGCTTCATCTTCATCGTCGTCTTCGACTTCTGACTCATCGTCATCAACTTCGACTTCTGCTTCATCTTCTTCATCATCATCTTTATATTTCTCAAGAATTTCCTCATCTTTAACTTCAACGTCCTCCAACATAGTATCTAGTTGTTCTTCATTGATGTCGGCGATGCTATCTTGCATTTCTTTAGACATTAATTTTACCTCTTTGTTAAAGTTTCGAGAGGAAATCTTGAAACAATTTTGATTGAATCTCGTTAAGATCCTTCATTTTTGTTTTTCTTATTTCAGTCTCATATTTTTCAATCTGTTGAGCTTTAAGAATACCATTGTCCCATACCCAATCAACACCTTCCATAATCCCATTAACGAATGCATTATGTGCTGATGGATCCTGAACTATGTCAATTGTTGCAAGATGAAAATCATCCTTCACAACATTCATAGAATTCTTATTCTCAATACTTCCCATACCACGACTTGAAACACCTAACTTTACACCACCTTCTATAAGACCTTTTACAATCTTACCCATTGGAGTGTTTAGTACAAGTGCTCTTCCAATCACATCATTCCCCTCGAATTTGAGTGAAGTAATGCGATGTGAAACCTTGTCTAAATTTATTGATGGTGAGTCTGGATGATTTAACTCACCTACAGCTCTACCTTTAGACACTTGTTCTTCTACATATTTGTGTACAGCAGACTCCATGATCTTTTTAGGATACATACGACCATTACGGTTCTTAGCTTCTGTTTGCATAAAGATACCTTCTATAAAGGTATTCCTATTACCTGACTCTTTAGAGTCTTCTGTAAAATATGATAAATTTTCCTCAACATATTCTGTTATTAGTTTCATACTTATTCCTTTTCTACTGACTCCGGAGCCTGAATGTTTGGTTCAGAAACCGCCATAGATGATGCAACATCAACAATTTGCTTGTTAAATGAGTCAGCTATTTTATTATTCATTGACAACTTAAAATCATCAATAGCCCCTGAATCATTACCGTTGCTAATGTTATTAATTAAACTTTTAATAGATTCCATAATATTATCTCTTTGTTATATATTTATAAAAAACTAAACTTCTTCACCTGAATTTCTATTTGCTTCTTCTTCTTCAGGATCATCGTATATCTCTTCTTCATCTGCTATTTGCTTATCTATTTCTTCTATATCATTATCTGTTTGTCTAAGTATATTCCTTCGTACATATTCAACAGAGTAGTACTTACCAACATACTCATCAACTTCTCTGAGAGTGTTAATACGTTCTTTCATCATTTCAGTTTCTTTAAGTTCTGAGAAATAAATGTCATCAGCAAAATCAATCGCCATTGAATTATTCAAGTCATTCCAATCATCTCTGGTAATAATACCTTTAAGGATTAGTTGTGTTCTTAAAGCTTCTAAGAATACATTTCCGAATTTAGAACAAATACGATCTAGAAACTTCTGGAACTTAACTTCATCTCTAGAAATTTCTGTCGATCTACCTAGACTAAATGTCTGATCTGACTCAAGACGATTAGCAGGTACATTAAGTGCTTTATATAGTTTCTTCTGAAAATATAAGATATCCTCAATCTCACCTAGATTTTGACCTCCAGGTAATGTTGATATCTCGGTACCTCTACCACCTTCTCTTCTAGGTAGCCAGAAATCTTCCATCATAGAAAGATGTTTATGTGTATCTTTTAATTCACCTGTTTCCGCATCATATACTAACTTGTTACGGTAGTTGTTCATAATACCACGTAGGTATTCTTCCGCTTTACCTTTAGTAAGGTTACCTACATCAATATAGAATATTCTACGTTCAGGTGCTCTAGCGATACGATATATCAACAGAGCATCTTCCATCATTCTTAACTGATTAGCTGGTTTTATAGCTTTGTCTAGATGACCTATTACCCTATCTTTCTTATATGAAAGGAGACCAGATGGTACGAATATAATAGCATCTTTAGAGATTTTTAATCCCTGAGCAGATGATAGTGTATTCTCATCATGATATACATAATAATCATTAACGCCTACAACTACCTTAGCTTGAGTTTTAGGATCAATCTCTTCTTCGATTTCTTTAACTTTAGTAATCTGAGTAGATTCTATAGGTCTTAATTCTAAGATACCTTTCTTAGGATTAGCTTCATCAATAATAATATGGTAATAGAGTCTACCGTCTATGTACCATTTTCTAAATATATCATGCCCATAATCATTAAATGATAACATAGCAAGTACATTATCAAATTCTTCTTGGAATATCTTCTTAATCTTATCCGATTGATCTAGTTTGTCTAAATTAAGTCTAATAGGATCTGATATATCTGTTACAATTGATTCTGATATAATATCAGTAATTGCTTGATCCACTTCAGGGACAGTTGCAATTTCCCTATATTTCTTAATTTGTACCCTATCATTATGTAATTGTTCTGTTGATAAATCAAGATATTGTGAAAAATGACCTCCAGCCGTAACAACACCACCAGCTTGATCTAGCGGAGCTACAAAGGAACGCCCTTTTTCAAAAGTATCCTTATCTTTCTTTTTCTTTTTTATCTCAAATCCAAATAAATCTGCCATAGTTTTTCCTAATAAAATAATAATGATAGGGTTATAAACACCCTATCATTATATTTATACATTACCAAATAATACTATGTCGTAGTATCAGATGTCCAATACTGATATTCTAAAGTAACAGTTGATTCCGTTACATTAGAGTCGTCATATGATAAAGCTACTTCAGCTAAATTAGATGGCCAAGCACCTTTTATATTATAAGTTTTTACTGGAGTACCTTCTTTATCAAGTTGTTCTACTATCATATCTGCCATGTAATCAGCTGTAGAATTTTTCCCGATATTACCTTCATGAGAATTAATACCATCCATCCATCTCTCAAATGCTGCTCTTACTTTAAGACCACCATCATTGATAATAGTAATACTCCATGGAGAAAATGTACGCTCCCCAGATAGTTTAATTTCACGACCTCTAAACTTAATTGGAAGTGAAGATATTTCGGATGCCGGTAAAGACGCTCCTTTACACATAAATGATGCAAATTCTGAATCACCTTGTGCGAAACCAGGAAAGTTGGGTGTTACTTTAAATAAAGAACCCCTTGCTCCCCCACCTATTAATTTTGATTTAAAGTCATCAACTCCTAAAATTGCCATTTCTATCTCCTATATTAGAATTTGCCAACGATTTCAGAAAATTCGACACCAGTACGAACAGCGACGAAATTTAATGTCATAAAGTTGATAGAACGTGCCGGTTTAATATATATGTCAGCTATAAAACGATTAGTGTCTATCACTTGCCCTGTGTTATTTGTTTCATCACATACTACTAAGAAGTCATATATACCTCTTCTACCTTTCACATCTCTTAGGAATGGTTCAACCATATTCCGGAATTGTGCTCTTGTAAACTCATCGTTAAACTCAAACAATTGGTATTTAGCAGCTGTAGCAATTGCTTTTTCTAATACTATAAACAATCTACGAACGTTGATTCTATCAAACGCCGATGGTTTCTTTTGTGCTGTCTTATCACCAAATAATACAGTTCCTTCACCAGGAAAGGTACAAATTGGATTAATCCTATTTTGGTATAATTCATCACGTTCAAATCCTTTAGGATTAAGTGCCAACTTGGATACTCCCATAAGTTGTCCTCTATTAAATCCTGCAGGTGACCACCATGGATCTGTTACATCGTCTGTATATGCACATAATCCTGCTACTGCTCCTGATGCCGCAATCCAACGATATACATCACTATATTTATCATATACATATAACGCAGTAGAATCAATAACTGCATACGAAGAAGAAGGTAGATCATTAGCCCATGTTATTAAGCTAGATACTGCCAAAGGATTATTTACAGATTTAGAGATAGGAGGAGATACAAATGATACACAATCCATTCTAGATCTTGCTAGAGCTATTAGATGTTTTGCCCATTCACCGTTTGCATTATCTTCAGATTCTGCACCACCTATAATTAAATTAACATCAATAACTTCTGGATCTGAAAATAAATTAATAGCATTTTTCATTTCTCCAAGAGTAGGTGCGTTATCATTAGTACCACCAGTTAAAGGTTTTCCTATTATTCCAGCTGTTGGACTTGCACCTGAAGTTACGATAAAAGATCTAGTTGCAGCAGTAGATTCTGCACCGACAGTTGCGGCTGTCTCACCCGCTTGTACTAATTCTGGATTATGGGCTCCAAATCTAATATATCTTGAAGATTGGTTAATACGATCTACATAGTAACTATTAGTCCCATCAGATCCTTTTGCATCAGGTGCTAATGATAAAAATTCAAAAGTTTCTAAAACAGTACCTTTAACTCCTGTCCATGCACCATCTTCATCTTCAACAACAACATGTATTTCGTCATTACTTGCACCTTTTGAATCCGCAAAATCAGAAGTACCAGGTTTTTGATCAAATAGATCTAGTAAACCGTTATCAGTTAACTTAGTAACGTTTGCAGTTAACAATGAAACTTTTAGGGAATTACCTAATTCACCAGGATATCTAGCAACCCAGTCATCAGCTGCAGATTGATAAATATAACCCTCGGCATTAGCCCCGGTTGAACTTGATTCAAAAGAAATGACAAGCGATCCAGCGGTGCCTGTTATTGGATCACCGTCCCCATCTAGTGGATCTGAAAATGTTGTACTACCTGTTACCTTATCTTTTGGTGTTATAGTCATATCTGTAGCTACAGAATTAGCCCCTAATTCATGAGGAGGTGGATTTCCGCCCCATTTATTCAGAAGTGCTATGGACGACGGTATACCAGTGTCATTGTCATCAAAAGTCACCAATAGTGTTATTTCTTGGGTGGGTTCGGATGTACTATAAGTCTCTGCAGCAAATGTCATCTCAAAAGAGGTGCCCTGATAAGGTACAAATGATGCACCTGTACCTTCGCCCCATAGCGTAGTA